AACTGATGGAATTTCAGAATTTAATAACGGTAAGGGATTAACACTTGTTATCGATGTTCAGATAACTCCATCCAATCAATACAAATTTGATATAACAGTCCAGTGAATTTAATGAGTAAATTTGATATGTTGACGGAGGATAATTTTGAGTTATTTGCTAAACTCAAATACAATAATCCTTCGTGTGCGTCGATTGATGAATTCAACGACGATATGAAAAGAATAAAGTATATCAAAAGACTTTTTCATAAGTTTGATAATGAAAGAGTTTTAAAGGATAGACTTATTTGCAATCATATTTTGATTCTTTGTAATGTTTTTGGTGTTGAGTCTTGCATTCGAATGCTATTTTTTAGAATAGATAAACAGTATCATGGATTCTTAAAGACTTTTTTGAATCACATGAACATACTTCCAAAAAGCATACCGGAAGTGAACTTAGATCTAATTCAATTGGATGGTAGAATAGAAAGGCAAATCAAGAAAAATGCTAAATGAAGGAATAGCTGACGCTGGTTTGCTGGTAAGAAGTTTTACTGTTTATAAATTTCTTAGCCTTCTAGCCACACCATATACAAGCCTTGATGCTTTTAAGCAAGGATTCATAGATTCAAGAGGAAACTTTAAGGAAAATGTAGATTCTTTATTGAGGCAAAGAAAAATTGATGCTCTTGATGTTTTGATAATCAAGCTCAAAAAATTATTAAGTATGGTTCCAGATCCAAGCGTTAGATCAAAATTAAATAATCAATTATCGATTCTTGATTTGTTTTTGAGTGAAATGTACAATTATGATATAGAGCCACACGAATCTCTATATTTACTAGAAACTCATTGCCTAAAAGAAGGCTTTTCCTTATTGGACTTTTTAGTTGAAGATATGACCGTTGGTGGTGGTGATGTTGCTGGTCTTCTAATAACAGATATTATTGGACCAAAACAAAAAGATCTTAAAGATCCATACCGCGAGAAAAAGAAGCTTTTCAAAAGAAAGCCTCTTGAAGACGAAATAGAAGAATAATCATAATATAAATAATTCTGGAGGTCATTATGCCGACTGAGTTGATTTCATTGATAGGCGGAAGCCTTACTGGATTTTTGTTTCGATTCATGGCTCAGAAGAGTCAGGATCAAAAAGAGCTATTTGAACGCCTAATTGCTGCCAACAAGCAGACTACCGAAAATCAGGATAAGGCGGCTCAAAGAGTTCCCCTTGATGTCGGCAAGGGCGTTCGTCAGCTAATCGTTCTAACTGTTCTTTTTGGAACCATTGCTGCACCATTCATTCTACCATTCTTTGGTGTTCCTACCTTCGTAGAGGTTGATTCAACAAACCCAGAAGCATTCTTTGGCCTATTCCCAGAGACTGCAAAGAAGTATTTTGTTGAGATTAACGGATATCTTTATACATCTGAAAATCGTCAAATACTCGTAGCGATTGTCGGTTTCTACTTTGGCACTGCTGCCGCAGGGAGGAAGTCATGAAGAAGATCTGGGCATTAGTTTTAGTTCTAGCACTTGTTTTTGCAGGATGCGATACCACTCCAGAAATCATTCCAGACATTACTGGTGATAATGTTATAATGATGGATATCAAGAGCCAGATTGAAAATAACAAGATGGTCAAAGATGATTATAGCTGGGTAATCTGGTATTTACCGATTCTTTTCTTGGTTGTTGCTTGGGGATATAAAGAATTCTTCACTAAGAAAAAAGGTGAATAATGGCTGAGAGAACTAGATTACCTAAAAGTAGATCGGGAAATGTATTTGCAAATCCCCTTGATCGAATAAGATATGGAGATTTACCCGCAGTTCCTGAAGGAACTAGGCTTAACCTTTTTCCTGATATTAATCCTACTGGGGATTACAAACCAAGAAGACTGAAATTTATTCCTGATGTGCAATATAATCCACAGAGAGTTGGAATAGGTCAAATTAAACCAAAAATAAAAGGTGGCCCTGTTTCTCCAGTTTCTGGAAATTTTGGTCCAACCACCGTAAAACAAGCAATTGATGCTTCTGCACAACAAGCAGCTCAACAAGCAGCGGAACAAGCCAAGCCTGCTGGGAAGGTTGCAAGAGGCGCAGCTACTGCAACTAGTCTACTTGGTGGAGGACTAGGGTCACTTGCATATGAAACATTAGTTCCCCAAGAATTTAGAGATTGGGCGCAAAGATCAAACTATACGGTAGGCGAAACAAATTTATCAGTCGATGATTTCTTATCGACTGCTGCATTTCAAGGGGGAATGGACGCAACTTCTGCTGGTTTATCTACATTATCTGGTGGTGCTCTAGGAACTCCACTTGCAGCAGCGGCTAAAGGATTTCTACCAAATGTAGTTGGTGGAGTAATTGGTAGTCAGGAAGGGGAAAGAATCGGATCAAGACTCGCACAAACACTCGGTGGGGGTGAACTGGCTCAAGGCGCAGCAGGACTTGGTGGTGGTGTTTTAGGATGGATGGGTGGTGCTAAAGTAGCAAGAGATTTAATGACTAAAGCTGGTAGAGAGGGCATGAAAACTGGAATGAAAGGTTTAGGTAAAGGTGTAGGAGCAGCAGGAGCAATTCTAGATACAGCCTTTACTGCCGCTGATCAATTTGATACGAAATATAAAGGTCTTGGCGGCGAATTAGAATCTATTCTGGACCCAGGTGATTTATTAGCTCTTTCTGGGGGTCCAGTTGGATTGGCAGCTTTTGTGGGAACAAAGGGGCTTAAAGTGGGTGGTGCAATTTCTAGAGCAGCAATTGATGCTGAACAACAGAAAAAAAATAAACTTGCAACAGATCTAACAAATGCAATATCAACTTTACAAAATACCGATTGGTCTAAGCAGCCCAAGGGAGCTAAAGAACAATGGGAAAAATATACCAGAGATTTGGAAGCACAACGCAAAAATATGACTACTATTTTTGGTGATGAGAAAAAGGCTGTTGAATTAGCCAGTCAAGAAGGAATGAGAGATTTTAACTTTAGATATAATCCACAGACTAAAGGAACCGAATTCCAGAGTGATGTTGCTGATGAATTGAAAAGAAGAGCGCAGGATACTGCAAGAGCCAGCGGTGCAACTCCAGCCGAATTTAAGGATATAGAACAAAGACTACAGGTTGCTGCCTTGAAGAAGCAAGCAGAAGAAGCACCAAAAACAGCAGAAGGACGAGCAAGAATTAAGAAAGTCGAATCCCAGGAACAGGCTGCTCAAAGATTTGCTGCACAAGATGCTGTAAGACAGGCAAGAGAAGCAGGATACGAACCAGATCCAGAACTTCTCAAACAAGCTGCTGGACCAATTGAAAAAGATCCAAATGCAAAGGAATCCCCACAAACAGCAATAGACGCAGAAGTAGAAGGAATTCGTGCTAAAGAAAATGAACAAATGCAACAAGCACAAAGAAAAGAAGAAGAAAGAAAAGCCAAAAATGCTGCGGCAGAAAAGAAATTAGCTGATGCTAGAATCGGTGATTCGGAAGCAGCCCAAACTTCTAGAAATCTAGAAACAATGAGTAAAAAATTAAGAGAAATGCCATCACTAGAACAGCAAATTCAAATGGCTAAAGATAAATTAAAATCAAGATAATCTAAAGTTTATTTGATTATCATAAACAGCTTTGCAGATGTAAAAGGAGTCAACGATATCCGTAATAGGATTCTTGACTTCTTTTCCTATCTGGTCAAAGTGAATTCTTAAATCAGTCCCAGTCTCTTTTACGAATGCCTCAAACATTTCCTGCTTACTGGCATTTCCTTTTCCGCTGGCAAGTTTCTTGACTCTGGTTGGCTGAATGACATCAAGAGGAATTGACTGTTGCCAAAGCTTGTACTTCAAGATTCCCGTATTCTCTGCTATATGAAAGACTCTTCCCTTGGCTCCATATGCATAGTCTTCAAGTGCGACTTGTTCGCTTCCTATTAAAAGCTCTACTGCCCAATCAGATATGCTATCATATCTTCCACACTCAACGGTATAATCGGGAAATAGCTCTCCACGAATATTGTGATTGAACATTGTGGCATTCTTTTTAGTATCTGTTAAGAAGTAAAAGGAACAGTTCTTATAAGAAAACTCCCTATGCAATCTACCATTAAAAATGCAAATGCAAGGGGAGGTTAAAGAGTAATCAATACCAGCGATTATCACATAGTATTTATTTTATTTTTATTGTTAATTATTACCACCAACAAAGGCCCATCCAGATCTTTTAGTATGATCAAATAAATGTGTAACCTTTAAACCAGTACTTTGTAAAAAATCATGGATATGTTTATAATTTTCAGATTGTAAATCATCTTCGGTATCTCCATGTGGCCAAACAATATGAAGATTATCTCCATTTTTTATTATTGTAAGATCATTTTTTCTTAAAGTATCTTTTAATATTTCTGAGTATTCTTCTTCTTTTATACCGCCTTTAGGCAATCTTCTTTTAAATGGATTCAATTGTAAAATAACATCAGTTAAATAATGTCTTGCTCTTGTACCGTGGCAACTAAGATCAAATGTTCCACAACTTCCTGTTTTTTGGGGTTTTCTTTTTACTGGTTCTACTACTTTTATTTCTGCTGTAATCCTTTTACCATCACTTCTTGTCCAAGCAATATCTGGGCGTACATGAGTAATTACTCTGCCTCCGCTTTTTCCCACATGGGTTGATAACATTAATTCTGATTTTTTAGTTTCATCCTTACCTGGATTTTCTGGGACTTCCACTGTCCAGCCCTTCGGGGTAACAACCTTTAATCTGCTAGTGAGTGTTTCTGTACTTATTTTTTTCCCGAGATTTTGCATTTTGGTTTCAAGATCTTCGGGATTTAAGTTTTGATGTTTAATCCTATATTGGTCTTCTATGGCTTGTCTATGTTGTTCGGATGGAGCAATTTGATCAAGAATGCTTAGATTGCTAGAAGAACGAGAAACATCCAATCCTGGACCTAAACTAATTTTTACTTTTGTAGAAGGACCACGGCTCATATCAGTTCTATCTTCAATTAAAATTTTTATGTATTTTAACCTATAATCCATACCTTATTTAGTCAAATCCACAATCTCGCAAGCTCCTGCGGTGCAACTAAAAGTCTGGGTTCCTGTAGTGTTATCTTCCTTTTCGTAGTTGGATAGGTCTGACCAATCAACATCAGAGGGAAGTTTAGCCAGTAGTGCTTCATACTGCTCCTTGGTGCAGTCTTCGTATGGAGCCTGACGGTAGGTGTGATCTGAGTGTGGAAGGAATGAAATGCCGCTGATCTCATCGAAGTGAGCATAGACCCATGCTCCTACTTCCATCCATTCCTCATCACGAACAGTTACAGTAATGCTAGGCTTGTGTTCGCACCAGTACTGCTGATAGGTCAACCAAAGTTCCAATTGTTCGATTGCGGTCATATCATTACGAGTTACGCAATGATCTGGGGACTTCATTGGGAATGAGAAGACCATTGTGTGGTTTGGCTTCATTACGCATGGCTCGGCAACGAATCCCTTATCGATCATGAACTGGCAGATTGGGTCTTTACGGTCTGCACGAACACGGCGAATGTAATAGTCGGCATGACGAGCATGAATACCCGAAGCAGCATCAACCAACTGACTGACCGTTCCGCTTGGCTTTACACAAGTGATGGCAGCAGATTCATTGATCTTTAGCTTATGTGCATATTCCTTATTGGTTTCAATTGCGACATGACGCAGATGATCAAGAACATCCTTAAGGTCTACACCACCAGCACGACCATTGGTGATTTCATTATCCATGATACCAGTCAAGGATACTCCAAGCAGACGCTCTTCTTCACAGTTCTTCTTCCAATCGCTTGAAAGATAACGGAAGTTGGTAAGAGTAGACTGGAATGTACCCAGGATAGTCGCAAGACGAACCTTACGAGCAAGTGTATCTGGAGTATCGTCTGCACGAATTACGACTTCAGATAGATTGCAGAACTCGCGGTCGCGTAGAATGATCTCTGAGCAAGGATTGGTTCCGAAGTCGTGGTTTGGATCACGACGATCTCCAAGACGCTTGATCTGGTTCTTTGCGGCCTTACGGTTGAAGATACCACGCTCTCCACTCTTGCTCTTGTAGAGGGAAACCCATTCGTCCATGAAGGTAGCCATGTCTGGCTTTTCCTTGTAGCAGGCTGAGTTATTTGCAAGAGCGCGTTGAGCATTGTTCTCCCACCATGCACCGCTCTTTGCCATACGCATACGATCATCGTCAAGGGACGAGAGTGAAATTAGAGCAGAACGACGAACCCCACCGACAACTACGATTTCAGCAATTTTGCATACGATATCGTGGCATTCGACGGTAGTGAGCTTTCTACCCGCTGCCTTGCGGAAGGTTTCAATGGTAAATCTGAAAAGGTCTTCCAGAGGTTCAGGTCCCGATGCTCGTCCACCGAAGGTTTTAAGTCTTGCTCCAGCAGGACGAACTTTTGAAACATCCCATTGCGGAATCTGACCACCAATGAGTAATGAGAATAGTTCTCGGTAGGCTTTAGCCCAACCAATCTTAGAATCTTCCACCACGATAATAGTATCGCTATTTGTAAATTCTTCAGCAATAGTAGGAAGCTTTTCAACGAATTCCCTTTCGACAGAAAAACCGACACCTGTTCCGCACATTAAGATGTATACAATCTCGTCAAACGAGCGAACCTTGCTCGTTGAAACATAGGAGCAGTTATACCCTGCTACATGGTCGCGTTCTAGTGCCTCACCTGCGGTCATGAGGCAACGCATGGACGGCATCACTTCCAAATTCAATACCGCTGTTTCAAGTTCCTTACGAAGATCCTTTGAAAGCTTGTAGTTGCAATTATTCTTTAGATGTTCCTCAAAGAAATCAAAATAGCGTTTTACAGTCTCTCCCCATGATTCACGACGAGTTTCGGACTCAATCCAGCGTGAATATCTTGAAGAATAAATAAAAGTTTGGTAAGCTGTTGGTAAATTAATCATATTAAAATTCTCCTTATTTTTTATAATTTTCTGTTATGATTTTCGCTATTTCGATAAATTGTTCTCTGGATAAATCCCATTTCATACGATTTACATCTTTATGAACCCATTGAACATTTTGTTTTGTATAACCTAGTTTACTATCTATTCTGTCCAATGAAGCGTTGCCTTTTTTGCCTTTAGTTTCAAAATAAAGAGGAAATTTGGTATATGCACATATTTTATCTTGTTTTTCAAAAATTTCATCTAACTCTTCTCTTGTAACATCAAATGGAATTTTTCTTTTTTCGGCACATTTTTTTATTTTTTGAAAGTACATTCCAGTGACATTGTTAGAAGAAGAGGTCCAATTATAGCTATTTTCAAATCTAAATCTAGACCCAAAACAAGAATTACATCCTTGTACATTTCCATAAACTAAATGCCATTTACTTATTTCTTTTTCTATTCCACAATCGCATTTAACTTTCCACAATCTAGTTTTTGATTTTTGGCTTTTATATTTTGTTAACGCGCCCTCACCGATTATAGTATATGAGCCAATTTTTTTATTAAACCAATCTTCTCCCTTATATAATATCTTCATGTGTATATCATCCTTTTATTTATTTATAATAAACACATGTTATGTAAAGTTATTTGGTCAGTTCCTGCCAAGAGACAGGAAAACAAGGCTGAATTAGCTGCCCAATAGCCGAAGCGTATTCCCGGACTTCCCATTGAGCATGGGGATCGATTCTTTGCTTAAAAACGCGGGCGTAAGCGGCCAGAGAACCCGTCCAGTACCATTCGGTGTATGTACCCTGGGGTAGGGCGAAACGGGCCTGCTCAGGGGCTACGCCAGCCTCTAGGAGCCAGTTGTAGGTCTTTAGGGCATCGCTAGCCACCCCAAAGTACATGGCCTCAGCAGCCGCTACCGTGTCTTCATTGGTAATAAAGTCTTCTGAACCCTGCTTTGCCCCATTTGTGGGCTTAGAACGCCACTTTGGAATGTAAATTTCGGGTTCTTCGGTTACATAACGACGAGAAATTTCATTCTCGACAAACCCAACCTTGTGCTTAAAAAGCTGGGTTCGAATCGAAATTGGAGCCTTGACATGAAGCATGATCTGGGGATGGGCAAATGGAGTCCAGTGCTTGTGTTGGGCAAGGTACTTAATTAGCTTCTTATCCTTTTCCGAAAGAATATTGGCAGGAACATGGCTATCTGGATGTTCCCATTCGCTTTCCTTGTGAAACGAAACTCTGGCTGAATTAACAACCGTTAGATCGCTTCCCATACACTCAATCATACGAACAAAACCCTTGTCTAGAACATTTACTTTTTCCATTGCATATACCTCAATTTTGCTTCTAATCCCGAATAGGTGTTCTTGCTAATCATATCCATCGGATCACCAACCGCAAGAACATAGTCGTTAATATCCTTGACCTTAACATCAGGCCAAATAAGAATCTTATGACCCTTCTCCATAACCGTTTCCATGAAGTTGCAAATCTGCTTGTTGCGCTTTTCATTATCGAAAACATAAACCACCTCGCTGTTTGCAATCTTCTCTGGAAGTTTCATATCTCCAGCAGCACCAACCATCGCAACTGCGTTGGGTAGGAAGATGCTATCGATTGGGCCTTCTGTGATATAGATTGTTTCTTGTGGATTTACTCTCCACAATCCATACCATAGTTTTTCCACAGAATCCTTCTTGAGAGTAATATATCGGATCTTGGAATCTCTCTCAAGCGCGCGGCCTTGGAGTCCGATGACTTCCTTGTTTTCGTCGTAGAAGGGAATGACGAGTCTTGGTTCTTCTGGTAGCGAGTATTCGCTGCTGAATTCCTTCGCGGTCTTTCCAAAGTCTTCGGTGTAATAAAAGTAGCAGAGCGATTCATCAGGGATGTTTCTCTTGGCCAGATATTGCACGACTGGATGTTCAGAACCAAGGTCACAAACATTGACGCAATGTGGCGGAACTTCGAATGTAGTAATCTTCCTAGAGGGCTTGAATAGCTCCTCTGTCTTTGGCTTCTTGTAGTTTGATCTTCCATTTTCTCCATTTGAAAATCTCCTAAATGCATATTCCTTTGCGATATCTGGATTGATTGCTTCTAGGAAAGAATAGAGATTCGTTCCATAACCACAGTTATGGCAGCGGTAAAAGAAATCATTTCCCTTCTGGTAGAAATAACCACGGGCAAGATTCTTACGCTTCTTAGAATCGCCACAAAAAGGACAACGGCAGTTTGCCAGATTGTCCTTCTTCCACTTGAACTTTCCCAGATTGCTTGAAACGATGTTGATGTAAGTCTTATCGATGTACGCGCTCATTCAATCTTCCAATCGTTTACCTTGACCAGATTGGGAATCTGGCGAGGGCTATATCCATTACCATATCCATGAGGATCGTTCTGGTTTGAATCGGAGATTCCGTCTTGATCGTCACGCTTGACATCAAAGAGCTTCATCTTGGACCTATCAATACCAACCACGAACTTCTTGTTCACGGTAGCACTATTGTAGCGGTTCTTCAACTGCTTTACCAGAATTTGTCCAAGATTTTCAAGATCGTCTGTGCTGATCAAAGCACAGAAGAAGTCTGCTGTGGCAGGAAGACCAAACGATTCTGATGTATCTTCAAGACCGAAATCGCTATTGGCAAATCCTGAACGGTTTACCTGAGTAGCAGAGAAGATCGGTACATTATATTCTACGGCCAAACCGCGCAGTTCTTCGGCCACAGACTTGATGTAGAAGTAACTATTAGTATTGGCATTCTGCTTGATCCTGGCAGAAGCACAGATATTGATATAGTCAACAAAGATGACATCTGGAATGAAACGCTTCTTGATCTTGAGTTCGTCTAGAAGATGCTTGAAGTTTGCAACTGATGCACTTGCTGTCGGGTATTCCTTGACAATCAACTTGCCATGAATCTTGCTCTTGAGAGCTTCCATCTTCTTATCATAGACTGTCTTTGGAAGCTCTTTGAGGCTATCCAAAGTGATGTCTAGTAGATTGGCATCGATGCGCTCGGCAATTCTTTCTTCTGCCATTTCACAGGTAATGTAAAGAACATTCAGGTTCTGTACAAGGCAGTTGGCTGCATGATGGCAAAGGAATAGAGACTTACCTACTCCTGTACCCGCCATGACGATATTGAGAGTCTTGGCAGGAACACCACCCCCAGTGATGGCGTTGAAGAATTCAAGATCGAATGGAATACGCTTTTCTACCTGATGATAAAACTGAAAACGCCGTTCAGCATCGTCAATATAGTCGTGACCAATGTGGTTGTCAAAAGAGACAGAAAGAGCATTTGAAAGAATAGTTGGAATTGCATTCTTTGTATGAGTCTTCGACTTTCCGTCAAGAATGTGAATAGAATCCATGATAGCATTGTAAACTGCCTTATCCTTTACATGGTTTTCAGTTTGCTCAACAAGCCAATTGATATCTGTAAGATCTGTTTCGGTAAAGATGCTTTCAATACACTTAGAGCATTCTGTGTATTCATCCTCAGAAACTAGATCAAGCTTTGATAGGCTAATATCAACAGCCTCCCTTGTGGGGAGGCTGTTGTACTTGGTAATGAAGTCAGAGATCAGACCGAAGATCTTCTTATTGGCATTTCCTGAAAAGTATTCTTCTTTGAGGAATGGATGAACCTTACGAGCGTAAGTTTCATTCGTCGCCAGATTCTTCAATATAACTGATTCCATCATCTTCAATTACCTCTCCGTCGAATTCGTCACCAATTGTTCCATCGCGCTCTTCTAGTAACTTAACTAGAATATCTCCGACAACTTGATTGAACTGCTCTTTGTCGGTATCGGAAACTTCGCCTTTCACTATATCATAGTTGAAATTTAAAACAAGGCTTTCGTTCAATTCTTCAACCTTGATAACACCATATTGAATCGCAATGCCGGAAAACTTTCCTTCTGCGATTTCAATTGCAGCATGTTCGCTTCCGTCATTATTTACGATATTATACTTCATATTCTTCAATTCTTTCTTTTGCTTCTTCGATTGACATATCTTCAATGAAGCATGGGGTTCCCGCTCCAACCCATGCACCAATAATATTGAATTCAAAATATTCAACAGCTTCATCAAATGTCATTCCTTCTTCCATCAGATTGTTGATTATCTTCTTCTGACTGTATGCGGCGATTGGTTGATTTTCACCAAATCTCCACATGAAACCAAGGAATGCATTATCATGACCATCACAAAAAAGTACATTATCCATGTTTACCTCAAATCGTGTTAAATTCAAGCTTTGGGTTCTGAAGCTTGTGCATCCAGTAATCGGCCATCCCTCCCATCATCTCTTCAAATGAAGTTGTTGGCTCCCAACCCATTTCACGCTTTGCCTTACTAGCATCGCCACGAAGATAATGCAATTCTTCTGGTCGTTCATACTTCTTATCAGTCTTGACATACTTGCGATAATCCATGCCAAGATGTTCGAATACAAATTCAACCATGTCTTCTACTGAATATGCATATCCAGTAGCAAGAACATAATCGTCTGCCTTTGGCATCTGAAGCATGTTCCACATTCCGCGTACATAATCCCTCGCATGGCCCCAGTCTCTCTTTGCTCGTAGATTTCCTAGAATAAGTTCATTTGCCATACCCAACTTAATCTTTGCTGCCTGTAGAGCAACCTTGTTGGTTACGAAGTTGATGCCTCTGCGAGGAGATTCGTGGTTGAACAAAATCCCTGAGCAAATAAACATTCCATATGCATTTCTATAGTTGTGGCAAAGATTATGGGCATAAAGCTTTGCACAGCCATATGGACTCACAGGACTCATGTGAGTAGTTTCTCTCTGGTATCCATCAGAGTCACAAGAGTTTCCGAACATCTCAGAAGTGGCTGCATGGTAAACCTTAGTCTTTGGCGAGAATCTACGAACTGCTTCAAGTACCGCCAGAGTACCACCACCATTCACATCAAGGGTATACTTTGGAAGATCGAATGAAATCTGAACATGAGATTGTGCTGCTAGATGATATAGTTCATCCGGCTGAAGCTTTTGCACATTTGTTTCAATACTGATCGGATCGGTAAGATCTGCGTAGTGAAGCTGAATCTTTCCTTGCTCCCAAATATCATTGATACGAGTTGTCTGAGATTCTGGAACAGAGTTTCTACGAACTGTTCCATGAACTTCATATCCCTTCTCAACAAGCATCTCTGCGAGATAAGAAGCGTCCTGGCCATTGGCCCCGATGATAAGTGCTTTCTTAACCATACTTGAATTCCTCCTGTACCTTTTCATCAATTTGCTTTAGAATATCAGCGGTGAAGTACTTCTCAGGTTCTTCGTTGATATGCTTTTCGAACACCTTAGTACCATCAGGAAGTTCAATCTTAGTAGAGTTCTTCTTGAAGATACCACAATCCAAGGCAAGGTCAACAAGACCGTAGTAACGATTCAAACCGCTATCGAAGTTCAGTTGAACCTGAACGATCTTATTTTCCTTGGTTAGTCGGCTCTTGTAAAGCTTGCAAGTAATTAGATTACCTACAACTTCATCATCCTGCTTATCCTTCTTCTTGGATAGAGTTACGATAGTAGAAGCCGCATATTTTAGACCAGATCCACCACCAAGTTCCTTTGTTGGAACATAGGCTCCTACTACATCGTAGGTGTGATTCGTCATAAGCATGGGAATCTTTGCCTTACCCAACTTGAGAGTAAGAACACGGAATGTTCCCTTGATAACTTGTGCGCGAGTCATGTCGCGGGTGTTCTTGCCTTCAGCGACATCGTTCATTTCCTTTGCTGTGCTCAACATGCCCAGCGAGTCAAGAACAATCATCATTGGCTTGCGTTCTGATTCATCTGTTGCAAGAACCTTGTCAACAATGGTCAAGCACTGATGGCGAAAGTCTTCTACTGTTTCGACTGGAAAAACAGCAATTCGTTTTGGGTCCACTCCACGATCAGTAAACATGTCACTGGTTACTGCCTGTTCGGTATCGAAGTAGAGTACTACGCCTTCCGGGTTCGCTGCCAGAAATTGTGCCACGATACCAATGCTGAAGTAAGTCTTGCCAGTAGCAGATTCACCAGCCAGACAGGTAATCTTGTTATCAGGTAGACCATCAAATAGACTGCCAGATAACAGAGCATTAAACACATAAGACCCAGTATCAATATAGCCGCCAACATCAGATCCATCAAGTCCATCTTCGACTTTACTTGCGAATTTGTTTCCTGAGACATTAATCATTTCCTTTAAAAAATCCATATTTCTCCTTAAGCAAAAAGTGATTCAAGTGTATTTCGTCTTTCTGTCTGCCACCCAATGGCTTCTACGATTGCCTTGAGTGGGTCTAGAAATGCTTTCTCAAACTGAGTATCATAATCAATATAGGCGTTTAAGTCAAACTCTTTCGGCAAAGAATTTATGAACGAAATAACACAATCCTTGCCAGTTATTCCGCCTACAGGGTTTGGAGACTTCAGATACAAGAACTTGATCTTATCCGCATCCCTAATGATCTGGTACTTTTTCTGGAGTTTAGCCTTATTGACATAGTAATTGTAAAGAAGAGCACCCTTGACGGCGATTGGAGTACCCTTCTTATAAATGGTTACTTGGTCCGTATAATCTTTTACTCCATTTACAGAGCGAGGGAATGCAATGTCTTCTGGCGCAAACTTTTGGAATTTATTTCTGAAGTCATCGATATGCTTGATAAGAGTATCGTTGTCTTTGGTAAGAATAATGTCGATGCACTTCTTGAGTTCTTCCCGAACAACCTGGGGTGTGGATGAGCGGGTAGTTTCGATTCCCATGATCTTGGCCTTGGGCTTTGCATAACGAACACCTTCTGAGTCATGGACCAGAAGCATGTAACGCTTCTTGGCTGTCCAGATTCCCTTGGAGGCAATCGATTCTCGCTTCATGAACATCTTGTTTGCATAGGCGTTCATGTATTCTGCAAGTTCATCATAGCACTTCTTGATGAAAGGTTCGATGATCTCCTTGCAGCACTTGTCGAGGTAACTTACGATCTCGTCTGTTGACTTGCCAGCAGCAAGCTTTTCCACAAGAGGCCCCATGTTGATATAGATTGAGTCTGTATCGCTGGCTACGACATAATCAAACTCAGTCTTGAGCATTTTGTTCAGGAATTCGTTGATCTTGTTTTCGATCCAGCGAATCGAAAGTTGACCAGACAGCGTAATCGCTTCTGCAATTGATTCGTCGTAGTATCGGAAGTATTCGTTTCCTACAGCACCGTAAGCAGAGTTTAGCTGAATCTTACGGGCCATCTGGAAGTTGTTGTACTTCGCAACCAAAAACTCCAACTCAGTTCTTTCCTCATCAGTCAGATTCTTGCTTTCCAGTTTCTTCTGGCACTCAATCATCTTCTTCTTATACTGACTGCGTTCGGCGTACATCTTTTCCATGAGCCGAGGAAGGAATCCCTGAATGTCCTTACGCAAGCCAACTCCATTTGATGCTACACAGATATTCTTCTTCTTGGCTTCGTTGGTGTATGTCTGTGCCTCTGGTGTGTTTGTCAGAACACGAATTGGAGTTAGACCACCACGGAAGAAATACGAATCATTGCAAATAGTCTCTGGAGAGAGATTGTATTGCATGATGAGGTGTGGATAGAGACTGTTCAAGTCGAACGAAACGATCCAGTCATTCATGCCAAGAATGGGTTCCTTGACATACGCGCCTTCGTATTGCTGTTCCTTGATCGCAGACTTCTTCTTTGGAATTACGATCTTATCCTTGAGAAGTTCGTTGTAGATAATGGTATCCCATGTACGAACCTGGCTGAAGACATCCTCGTAATTCACCTTGGCTGAATAGGCCACAGCGAGAACGAGTTCAATCAGCTTCATCTTCTGTTCAAGCTTATAGACTAGTTCAACATCGTGGTAATTATAGTGAACAAACTTATTGAAGTCCTTCTTATAGAACTCCTTAAGATTGTCGTATTCGTCATAAGAGAGTTTGCGCTCTCCTAGTTCTACCGATGCAATGTAATCAAGACGGTATGATTCTTGCTTTGTGTAGGTGAACTTGTTGTATAGTTCGTAATAGTCAAGAGTCGAGATACCTACGATATCGTAGGACTTCTGGGGTCCACGGGTTGCAGACTGAATCACCTTCTCAAAGACACGGTTGAATGGAGATAAACGGGAGGAATCCTCTTCTCCCATCAAATAAGAGATTCGATTGTAAAGATATGGAATGTCGAAGAAGCGAACATTCCAGCCTGTGATGATATCTGGAGCATGTGATTCCCAGAAGATCAGGAAGTCTTCCAGAAGCTTTCTTTCATCGTCGTACTGCTGACATCTCACATTCGGAATGTCAATATTGAACTCTCCGAGTCCAAAGACATAGGACTTTGCCCCAAGACGAACCGTAATCGCAATGATCTTTTCGGTTGGGTTTGAAATCTGGGGAAAGCCGTCTTCGCATGTCGTTTCGATGTCGATGAATGCCGTAACGATCTCGCGTTCGTTGTAGGAGATTTCTTCTGGAAATTCCTTGCTGATGAACTGGTAAATAAAGTCTGTCTGACCGTAGACCTCAAAGCCAGAGATGCCATCATACTTTTCAATGAACTCACGGCACTCGTACATATTGCCCGGACTGACTGGATGCAGAGGCTGGCCATATAGAGTCTTCCATTCTGAAGACTTACTGCTGGATACAAAGAGAACGGGTTCAAAGGGAACTTCCCTCTGAACCCGAATCCCATTTTCCACCCCTCTATAGAGGATCTTGCTGCCGCGAGTTTCTACGCAAGTATAAAAAGACATGCGGCGATTATAGCGAGATTACTGCTTCTTGCAAGTTTCTTCCTTCGACTTTACATAAGCCGAGAACAAAACGCAATAATTCATGATATCTAGAATTGCGTCTTCATACCCTTCATTTTCGACTGACAATTTACCATCTTTGGCAAATGTAGAAAGTCTAGACATTTTATCAGTAATTCTCAATAGTATACCGACCTCTGTTGAGCAAAGATTAAATATTTCACCTTTTCTAAAGTTAGAAAAAGGATCTTTTCCTGAAGCATAATCATTATTTTTTGCAACTAAAATATCGAATGCTGCTTTACACAATTCACTATGATGTTTAAATAAATCTTCTCTAGTCATATTATTCATAACTCCATCCTTTAATATTATTTCTACAACGATATCTAATAGTACTTGCTGGTAAATTGGTTTCTAAAGACGCTTCATACGAACTAAACCACTTTTTATCTCCAAAAATTGGTTTTTTTCCTTTAGATTTACCCAATAATCTTACCATTTCTTTATGTTTGTCCGAATAGGGTCCAATTTTGTGTTGCTTTAATCTATTTTTTAGTTCTGTCTGATATGTCTCTGAAAAGAAAAATGTTTTTGCCTTTTTTCTGGCTTCAACTGATGCTTTTGCGCCTAAATCAGGTCTTCTATTTCTTTTCATATTTTCTGAGCAAGCTTTTATTTTTTTGGGGGATTTGGATTTTCCTCCCTTTTTGCCAGCTTCAGAAGCACCTTGTAAGAATTTTCCATGTCTGCAAACCATGTCACCTTGTTTTAAATGAACAGAAAAATGTTCTTCTGGTGTCAAGAGTTTTAAATTTAATGGGTCGTTATTTTCTCTATTTCCATCTATATGGTGTATATGCATTCCTTTAGGAACTTTTACTCCATAATAGTTTTCATATATTTTTTTATATATTCTAGATTGTACTCTTTTTTTCATCTAACTATATATTAGTTAGACTATCTGACAACTATACTCCTGTGCTCCCGAAGCCACCGCTTCTATCTGTTTTCTGTTCCGGTCTTTCTGTTAGATGCAAGTAAGTAAAATATTCCTTTCTTACAAGTTCAATCTGGGCAATTCGTTCGCCATGAGAAATATCATAAGAAATATCACTGGTATTTACCACCGGAATCATTAGCTCCTCAACATAATCAGAATCAATAACTCCTTCACAATTGGCCAGAATCAATCCCTTCTTGATTGAAAGACCAGATCGTGGGTGCATTCTCAGAGAATAGTGCTCAGGAATATCGAAGATGATTCCTGTTGGAATCAGGATTCTTTCTTTAGGTCCAATACGAATACCTACAGTATTTTCATCCGTAGTAGTTGTACTCTTACTATTATATCTGTCGTAAGTTACGATTGTACTATTCTTTAGATATGCATAAACATCAACACAAGCCGAGTTTTCGGTTTGTAGTGATGGGCATTGTACCGTTGGGTGTAATTTATAAATTCCTAATGATTGCATAATCAAATAATACACTAAAAACTAGGAATGTCAAGCATCTACAGCGTCAGAAAATTCTGTATTTGCTTTTATCCAATTATATGCTACACTAAGAGGATTTCCTTCTGAATCTAATATGATAGGACTAAACACAATATCATAAGTATCTGAAAAAATTTCATACTTATAGTTTATTATTGGCCTAAAACCGCTATTTCTTTTTGTTTCATCAATATAACCAGCCAGATTTATAATAACATGTTTGTCTTTATTTTTTATAGTTAGACTATTGATGTGCCAATATGTTACATCTATTCCCTGATTATTTGTAATTGTTTTTTCTAATCCCATATTGTTCTCCTTATGCCCAAGGTCCTATTGATGTTACTGTATTTGTACCAACAGGAGTGAATTTAATCCATGATCCTTCTTGAATTTGGTTTGTGCCACCCGGATTCGCACTAAATGCTATTTGAGGAGTAATAGTTACAGAATCAACAGTCTCTATAGATCCTCTCAAAAGAATGTAAACTCTTGCTGATCCAGCTGTAGCATTTATGACACCACCACTTGTTTCGAAATATACAGTATCTTGTGCTCTAGATACTGTACCAGCGGCTACTGCTGTAGATAATATATGCAATCTAAATATCGGAGAATTTGCAACAACGCTATCAGTTAATCTTAATGCAGTGGTGTGTGTAGTTGTTCCGCTTTGAACAACTATATGCCCTTCAACAATGTAGCTAGTATTTGCCGCCAATGTAATTACATCTGAAGATGCCGAAAATATGTTTTGATAAGCCGTAATACCGCTTAAAGAAACAAGACTTGACGCATATGAAATATGTGGAGCTTCAATTAATCCTCTTCCGCCAGTAGTTCCAGCGTAAAGATTATTTCCATCAAATTCTATACAACCAGGAGTTGCACTTCCTAAGACTGTTGATCCCAAAATTGTTTTAGCATTAATATTTACATTAGAAGAAAAAGTTGCTCCAGAGGCAGATATTCCGCCTGGAAATTGCTGCAATCCAGTAAAAGATTGTGCTATATTAGTTTTTGCTACATTTCCAACCCAACTTATTTGTCCTGCACCATCAGTAGTTAATACATCATTAGCAGAACCATCTGTATTTGGGAAGGTATATTGACCCCCAACAAAACTAAAAGATATTATTCCAGAATCATCATCGACATACAATACTGTTTGCTGATTATCACCATCAACATCACCTATGGCCGTAACATTAGTAGATGCTAAGTATAATGGTCCCGTATTTGCTTTAAATTTAAAGCCGCCAGATCCATATCCCACCATAGAATTTTGAGATCCTGGTGTGATTTCAATATATCTCGCAGCAGTTGATACAAATCTGATACTTGTGTTTCCAGATGGGAAATAGAATGTAACGCCGCCAGACCCAGAAATTCCCTGCGTAAATTGCTGCAATCCGGTGAATGACTGAGCCGTGTTTGTAAAGGCAACATTGGAAATAGCTCCAGTATTTCCATTGATTGATGAAACACCTTGGACAGCACCAGTTTTTCCATTAAAACTAGAAACATAGTCTGTAGGCATCGGTCCAGTAGGACCAGTTGGCCCTAGTTGAGTATACATGACCTGATGTGCTGTAAGAATTACTGATGGAATTGCTGGTCTAGTTGGATTTGTTCCTGCTGGGTCTGCTATAAATTCTAAACGAGTATCAGATGTTCGCCACATCAATTCAACATAATCATTAGCATTAACTTGCACCATGTAGTTCCAAGCAGCAACGGTTTTAGCTGCTGCTGCACCACCCGAAACAGTTACAATGGTGTTACTATCTGCAATATCTGTTCCGTTTTTACGGAACCATATATCAATAGTGTCTGTACCAGATCCAGAAACTCTATCGGCCTGTGCAGAAAACTCAATGTTATATACGCCAGGATAACTAAATGTAATTTGTGAATTAGAAACTATACTTACGCCATTAGAATTAGGATCTGTATTGTTATAGGTAATTGGATAAGCACCAGTTGTGCCTGCTGCTTGTTGGTCTTGTGTTGACCAGAAACTACCCCAATATCCTAATGCTCCTCCGGCTCCAGTAGCACCATTAGCACCAGTTGCTCCTGTAGCACCAGTTGCTCCTGTAGCCCCTGTAGATCCAGTTGCACCAGTAGCACCAGTAGCACCAGTTGCTCCTGTTGGACCCACAGATCCACCAATAACTGAAATAACTACTGGTCCTGTACCATTATAATTTGCAAAACTTATTCCGCTTCCAGCAGAAATACCATAAATGCTCTTATTAACCCATCCATCACCATTGTAAATGTAATGAATGCCACCAAAATCGTAGGTATCACCGCTTGAAGGATTGCTTGGGAAACTAATTGGCATAGGTCATATATTTATGGTTGTCAACTGATCCAAACTTGAGATCCGTTTTTGGTTACTGAAGTATAAATTATTCCATCATCCAAATGATACCAACGATCACCTGGATTTGGGTTTGATGGTGCGGTAGAACTTTCTGTAAATGAAGAACCTCCACTAGTAGCATCAACTCTTACATTTGACCCGGATCTCGTAACAGTAAGATTATTGCCGAAGTCAATAAAAGCGACACCAGTACGAAGTACAACGCTACCATTTGTTTTTACTCCTAAACCGCTACCACCGCTATTGTGTAGCGGATCGATTGTCATTGGATTAACTGGTATTGCGGCTAGTTTATCATTGACAAACTTTATGTCAAAAGAAAGTTCCTTTTTCTTTTCATCATATCTTAAAGGATAAGAAGCTGAAACGACACCAGACTCTCCTTGTTCGCCTCTTTCCCCCTGTGGTCCTTGGGGACCCATAGGCCCAACTGGTCCTTGTTCCCCCTGTGGTCCCTGTGAACCTGCCTTGCCATCTTTTCCGGCTGGTCCTATTGGTCCCTTTTCGCCTTGTGGTCCCTGTGGCCCGATAGGACCTTCTGGACCGATTGGACCCATAGGACCAACTGGACCTTGTTCTCCTTGTGGTCCCTGTTGTCCCTTTTCGCCTTTTTGTCCTTTTGGTCCTTGCTTTCCATCAATACCAGCAGGACCTTGTTCACCCTGTGGCCCCTGTTCTCCCTGTAAGCCTCTTGGACCCATATGACCCTGTGGGCCGGGTGGACCCTGATCGCCTTTATCACCCTTTTCCCCGTCCTTGCCATCTCTGCCAGGAAGACCTTCTGCCCCAGCATCACCCATGATACCCTGTCGGCCTCTTGGTCCCTGTGGGCCTTGAATACCGGGTGGGCCTGCTGCTCCGGGAGTTCCCGGAAGACCTATTTGTTCAATTATTTGGGTTTTAATCTTTTGGGGAGAAGATATTGTTTTTACTGGCTTACTTGGTTCAGGAATAGCAGAAAAATATTCATTTAAATTATTTTCGTGCTTTATGCAAATAATTTCTCCATCAGAATCTTTTAAGAATAATGATGTTTTGCCTGAACCTATTTGATAGCTTTTAGAATACCATTGCGCCCCAACGCATTCGAAGATTGTATCTCTTTTGAGATTTGCGATGGTTCTCTTTAGAACTATTTTTTTTCCTAGAGAGAAGTTCATTACTTATAGTGTCGTTCAATAATTGTTTCTTTTTTGATTTTTACCTTGTGAATCGATCTGCCGGAACTATATTTATTTGTTTCTACGGTCAATTTTTTATTGAATTTTTTTGTATTAATTTTCATGCTGCTATATTCGGTAGTTTGAACAGGTATAAAATCGTCAATTTTATATAGGCTATCATAATCAACGAATTCCGTCAATGTGGGTTCACCCATTAAAGATAAAAACGAATTGATGTCATCAATTCCATATCTAGCATTAATTAAACTCCAATTACTTTGAAGATATTGTCCTGCTCTTGCGCCAGCAGGCCAAACACTTATGCCAGATTTAGAAAAGTATATAAAATTTGTTCCACTATCTCCGGTAACTGATCCAACAAATTTGGGTTGTATTACATCTTTTATAACTGACTTATATTGGCCCGATATAATCGGCGTATCGTATAATGATGTTACGGTCAATTGTGTTAAAGAATTAAAAGAAGAATATGGAAAATACCATAAAGCAAATATACCATTTGCATTTACCATAAATGCAGCTAACTTTTCATTTAAATTTTTACCAGAATATTGAATATATTCTTTTAGAGAATAAGGATTTAAATAGTATTGGTGGTATACTGGAAATGTCACTCCAGCATTTCTTATCTTACCTATTCTAATATCTCTTTCGCCACTCAATCTTTGAGTATACTGATTATAATTTATATCATAAACATCAACTATAACGGTTTCAAACTGTTGCGTTGATGGATTATAATATGAAACAGTTCGATTCATTCCAGAACTATATCCTACGCAGTGAGCACAAAATGCAGCATGAGTGGGTGAAATAAAAGTAACAGTGTCGCTTCCTGGACCATATAATCCTATTTTTTTTCTTGCTTTGTCTATTCCACCATCACATATGGAAAATATTTCAATTCTAAGAGATTCTTCTATA